CGCCTGCCGCCCGCTCTGCGGATTTCCAGGACGGACAAGGCGGACATCTACGCCATCAAGGCATTGTCCGCCGGTACGGCGTCGGAAGCACAGCAGCACCGAGCGTTGAAGTGGATACTCGAAGAGTCCAGCGTTTATGACGGACTGTCTTACAGCCCTGGCGAGAATGGACGACGCGACAGCGATTTCGCTGAGGGCCGGCGCTTCGTCGGACTGGCCATCGCGAAGTTGATCAGAATGCCCCCAGAGGTAGCCGAGAGGAAGACGAATGGCTGACGAACCGGATGTGTCGGGCGAAGAGGTTGCAGGCGGCGAGGCGGCAGAAGCCGTTGCCCCCGAGGCGAAGGGTGCCGAAGCCGCACCGGCGGCGAAGGAAGCCGGCGCAACCGTGCTCGATGCCGCCCCCGGTGGCGACGTAGAGAATGCTGTCGACTGGCGCGAGCCGCTGATCGGCAAAGCGCCCGAGGCCGACCGCGAGACGGCCCGCAAGCTCCTGGCTCGTCTGTCCGACGAGGGCGGGCTGGTGAAGAAGCTGCTTGAACAGGAAAAACTGATCCGCTCGGGCAAGCACAAGGCGCCGCTCGCCGCCGACGCAAGCGAAGAGGACGTGGCCGAATACCGCAAGGCGGCCGGCATTCCCGAGAAGGCGGAAGGGTATCTCGACAAGCTGGACGGGCTGGTGATCGGCGACGCCGACAAGGAAATGGTCGGCAAGTACCTCGAATCGGCGCACGCTGCGAACATGGACCCGAAGGCGGTCAAGTCGACCCTCGATTGGTACTACAAGACGATCGAGGATCAGCAGGCGGCGCAGGCGGACGCCGACGCGGAGTACCGGGCGCAGTCCGTCGAGCAGATGCGCGAAGTGATGGGAGCCGATTACCGCCGCAACATGGCGGACCTAAAGGCGTGGCTGTCGAGCCGCGAAGGGCTGTTCGAGACGCTGAACGGCGCACGGCTGGCCGATGGCACGCTGTTCGGCGACAACCCGGCCGTAATGGGATTTCTCATCGAGCAGATGCGCGAACTCAACCCGCTTTCGACGGTAGTCGGCATGGGCAGTGGCAGTGCAGAGGGGCTTAAAGATGAAATCGGGAAGTACGAGAAGATGATGCGCGACGATCCGAAGGAATACTGGAAGCAGGAGAACCAGGAACGCTACCTCAAGCTGTTGCAGGCACAGGAGAAGCAGGCATCACGGGCGGCTTGACCACTTAATTGCCGCGCGCGTATAGTACATCCCGAACCGGGCGAAAGCCCACCCAGCCGAGACAAGCCCCGTCTCGTCGCTGCGGACGGCCCCCGCCAGGGCCACCCCGTCCAACGACGCCAGAGTCGGCCACCCTGTGTCGAGGCATCTCACAACCAATGAGGTGCTACGATGGCCGACACGGCCTTCCAGACCCAGTACCGGCAGGAATTCATCGCCGCTTTCGAGTACGGTGAATCCCGCCTTCGCTCCGCCACCATCACCGACTCCGTCGTCAAGGGCAACGAGGCCACGTTCCTCGTCGCCGGGACCGGCGGGGCCGAGGCTGTCACGCGCGGCGTCAATGGCATGATCCCGGCGCGGCCGGATGATCTTACCCAGTACACCGCGACGCTGCTCGAATGGCACGACAAGCCACGGCGGACCAACTTCAACATCTTCGCCAGCCAGGGCGACGGTCGCCGCATCATGCAGATGGGCACCGTGAAGGTGATGAACCGGAAGATCGACTCCGACATCATCACCCAGCTCGACACCGCAACCGTGACCGCCGGGGCCGCCGCGACGGCGAGCCTCAATATGGTTGCCAAGGCCAAGGCGATCCTCGGCAATGCGGAGGTCGACGTCACCGATGCCGACAACATGTTCGGCCTGATCACGCCGGCATTCGATGCCTACCTGATCCAGACGAAGGAATATGCCTCGGCCGATTACGTCGAGGTCAAGCCGTTCGCCGGTCCAGCGAAGAAGTACATGCGCTGGATGGGCGTCAACTGGATCGTTCACCCCCGCCTGACCGGCGGCGGCACGTCGTCCGAGTCGTGCTTCCACTTCCACCGTGACGCTATCGGCCATGCGGTGAACACCGGAGGGATGGACGTTTCCGCCGGCTACAACGACGAAGACGACTACTACTGGGCTCGCAGCTCGATCTTCATGGGCTCCAAGCTCCTTCAGAACAGCGGCGTTGTGAAGATGCTTCACGACGGCAGCGCCTACACCGGCTCGTAAGGAGGGCTGACATGACGTATGCAACCACGAACCCGCCAGCCCTGCTCGTGAGCCGCGTGGGCGGTTCCCCGGCGATCTGGGTCTACAGCTCGGCCGACGCGATCGCGACGGTCGACGGCGCCGGCTACTTCAGCAACGCTGGCGATCTTGGCATGAAGGAGAACGACGTCGTTTTCGTGGTCGACACGGCGAACAACCTCCTGACCATCTCGAAGCTGGGCGCACTGTCCAGCGGTGCGGCGACGGTGATCGCACTGACCGCCGTTCCGTGATCAACCGGGCGGGGCTCCGGCCCCGCCCATCTACCGGAGGGCGCATGGCGCACCTGAACGAAAGTCTGATGACTTCGGCCGAGTATCGGCACACGGTCTATGTCGTGACCCCGCCCGAAGGCACGACGCTTGACGACATGCTCAAGCCCGAATACTGGGCGCATGTTGCCTACCGGCTGAAGCCGGACGACATGATCAGGGCGCTGCCCGAAGATCGATCTTTCTACGCCTCGCTCGTGGTCCGCACCGCGCACCGGCTGTCGGCGCGCATGGATGTCGTCCACTACATCGAGCGCGGCGAGCCGGAGGCCGACACCGTGGCTGGCGACTACAGCGTTGGCTGGGGTGGCCCGGCGCATCGCTACCGCGTCATTCGCAATTCGGACAAAGAGGTCATTCAGCATGGGTTCGCCGACAAGGGCGATGCGCTCAAGTTCATCGATAAGATGAGCCCGGCCAAGGTATGACCACCGACCGCCTGTCCCTCTACAACGGCGCTGCGCGCCTGCTCGGTGAGCGGAAGCTGGCGTCGCTGACGGAGGATCGTGGGCTCCGCTACTACCTCGATGACGTGTGGGACGATGGTGGCGTGCGTCGATGTCTTGAGGCCGGGCAATGGACCTTCGCCGTTCGCAAGGTCGAACTGGAAGCATCGTCGACCGTCGAGCCGCAGATCGACCAGTTCATATACGCATTTGCCAAGCCGAGTGACCTCGTCCGCCTGGCGGGCATTTCCGCTTCGGCAAGCGGTCGACCGCTGACCGACTACGACTTCGCGGGCGGGTTCTTCTTCGCCAACTTCGACCCGCTGTTCATCCGCTACGTGTCCGATGATGTCTCGTATGGCGGCGACTTCTCGCTCTGGCCCGAGAGCTTCATTGACTACGTGCAGGCGTCATTCGCGCTCGATGTGGCGCCACGGCTGACGGCATCGGAATCTCACGTCGCCCGGATCGAAGAGAAGAAGGAAAAGGCGCTAAAGCAGTTGATGTACATCGACGGCATGAACAGCCCCAGCATTCGCCCGCCGCTCGGGTCATGGGCGCGGGCTCGGCTGTCGGGCGGCCCAACCGCCGAGCGCCGATAGTGGCGGTCGATGTTCCCCCGCTTCTCGCCTTCAATCGCGGGCTGATCTCTCGCCGCGCCTTGGCGCGCGTGGACGTTGGCCGCGTGGGCCTTTCGGCAGAGACGCAGACCAACTGGTTGCCGCGGGTGCTGGGCTCCATGACGATCCGGCCGGGGCGGAAGTATCTCGGCGCCACGTCCAACAACAATGCGGCGCGGTTCCTGCCGTTCGTCTATTCGCTCGACGATACGGCGCTGATCGAGTTGACCAGCACGGTGATGCGGATCTGGGACGGCGAAACCGAAGCGCTGGTGACACGCCCGACCGTGACAGCCGCAATCAGCAACTCGTCCTTTGCCAGCGACCTGACCGGTTGGACGGACGCCGACGAATCCGGTGCTACCTCCGAATGGGTGACGGGCGGCTATCTGGGGCTGACCGGGACCGGCTTCTCCTCGGCTATCCGACACCAGCTCGTGACTTGCAACGAGCCCGCCGTGACCCACGCGATCCGCGTTTCGGTCCCGCAGGGGCCGGTGGTCATCCGCATCGGCGCGACCGCCGGGGCTGATGAGTATCTGGCGGCCACGACGCTACGCACTGGGACGCACAGCCTGACGTTCGAGCCTGCGGATGACTTCTACGTCCAGTTTTCGGCATCGAGGCAGTATCGAGCGCTTATTTCTTCGGCGGCGATCGAGGCGGCTGGCGTTTTGGAGCTTCCGACCGAGTGGACTTCGGTAGATCTGCCCTATGTGCGATGGGATAGGTCCGCAGATGTGGTTTTCGTCGCCTGTCTCGGCTACCGACCCCGCCGGATCGAGCGTTTTGGCGAGGAATCGTGGTCGATCGTGGCCTACGAGCCTGAAACAGGCCCGTTCCAGATCGAAAACACCGGCCCCGTCTCGATTGCGCCGAGCGCCTTGACCGGCAACGTAACCTTGACCGCCTCGGCCCCGCTTTTTGACTCGCTCGACATCGGCCAACTCTACCAGTTGACCTCGTTCGGGCAGGCCGTGGCCGCGACGTTCACGGGCGAGGACCAATGGAGCGATCCGGTGCGCGTCACTGGCACCGGATCTTCCCAACGCACACTGACGCATGTTCTCAGCGACCTTACAGGAACCAGCACGACCGTCACGCTGCAGCGATCGGTTGGTTCGCCTGGCGCGTGGGTGGACATCTCGACTTTCACCACCAACGGAACCCGGAACTACAACGACGGGCTCGACAACCAGGTCATGTACTACCGGCTTGGCGTAGCGACCGGCGACTACAGTTCAGGCACGATCACGCTCGAAATGACCTATGCCTCGTCGGGCTCGATCACTGGCGTTGCTCGCATCACCACCTATTCCAGCTCGACGGAGGTCGGCGCCGTCGTCTACAAGGCTTTCGGCGGGACCGACGCAACGACGACGTGGGCGGCCGGCGAATGGAGCGCGGTGCGCGGATATCCGACTGCTGTCTCGTTCTTTCAGGGTCGGCTCTGGTGGTTCGGCAATGGCAAGGTCGAAGGATCGGTCAGCGACCAGTTCGACAACTTCGACGCCGAGACTGAGGGCGATAGCGGACCCATCCTCCGCACCATCGGCGGTGGCGTCACGGAGGTCATCAACTGGGCATTGCCAGTATCTCGCCTGTTGTTCGGCGGGCAGCTTGCGGCATGGGAGATCAAGAGTTCGTCCATCGACGAGCCGGTGACGCCAACCGCCTTCGGCATCAACGAGGTGTCGACCCAAGGCACGGCGGCGGTCGAGGCGGTCAAGATCGACAATGCCGGTTACTACGTCCAGCGCAACGCAACGCGCCTCTACAGCCTCGCGCAGCAGGACTCCCGCTTCGACTTCAGCGATGCTGATCTGATGACGCTGGTGCCGGAGGTCGGCGAGCCCGGCATTCTTCGCATCGGCGTCCAGCGGCAGCCCGACACGCGGCTGCACTGCGTCCGCTCGGATGGCAAGGTCGCCCTGATGGTCATCGATCGGGCCGAGGCGGTGTCGTGCTGGGTGCTGATCGAGGACGCGTCCGGCATGATCGAGGACGTGGTTGTGCTGCCCGGCGATACAGAGG